CTGGTGCCGATACAGTTCTTAAAATTTGTGATAAGAAGAATGCTACTTCTAATAATTTTGAAATCAAGGTTGGAGAAGGTGCAACAACAGATTATACTTTTTATTTTAAAGTAGAAAATCTTAAATTGTTTGCTGGCGATTATGATGTTTCAGTATCGTCCAAATCTATTTCTCATTTTAAACATAAAAAATTACCTATTGAATATTGGATAGCATTGGAACCAGATTCCACTATTTCCAACTAAAATTATTTTTTAAATTGTGAATAAGGTGAATTATGAGTACAGATTTTTTATGGGTTGAGGAATATCGACCAAAGACTATTGATGATTGTATATTACCACAATCATTAAAAACACTATTTACATCCTTTATTCAAAAGGGTGAATTATCAAACATATTATTATCAGGACCTCCTGGTATAGGAAAGACCACAGTTGCGAAAGCATTATGTGACCAATTGAATTGCGATTGGATTATGATTAATGGTTCCGAAGAAGGAGGTATTGATGTATTAAGAAACAAGATTAAGAATTTTGCTTCAACAGTATCATTATCTGGTGGCAAAAAAGTTGTGATATTAGATGAAGCAGATTATCTTAATCCACAATCAACACAACCTGCATTAAGAGGATTCATTGAGGAGTTCCATAAGAATTGTCGGTTTATTCTTACTTGTAATTTCAAGAACAGATTAATTGATCCATTACATAGTAGATTTTCAACAATAGAATTTAGGATTAATCCAAAAGATAAACCTAAACTTGCTAGTAAGTTGTTTGAACGAGCAGTTTATATTTTGAAAGAACAAAATGTGGACTTTGATGAGCCAGTTCTTGCAGAATTAATCAAGAAACATTTTCCAGACTTTAGAAAACTTATTAATGAGTTACAAAGGTATTCAGTAAGTGGTAAGATAGACTCTGGCATACTTGTTAATATTTCAGATGAAAACTTAAAGACTTTATTATCTCATTTAAAGAGTAAGGACTTTACGGAGATGAGAAAATGGGTAGTTCAAAATTTAGATAATGATCCTGTGAAAATCTTCCGTAGAATATATGACTCAATGTATGAGCATTTACAACCTGCCACAATCCCACACGCCGTTTTAATTATTGCTGACTATCAATACAAGTCAGCTTTTGTTGCTGACCAGGAAGTTAATTTAGTTGCTTGTTTAACTGAATTAATGTCGCAGGTTAAATTCAAATGAGTTATGAATTAAAAGAATATCTGAACGCCATCAATTTCACAAAAAAGAATGTGATGGATTCGGAAGATAAAATGTGGATCAAAAAGTATCCAGCATTCATTGTCAATAAAATATTATCAGGTTTCCAAGATAGTCTTATGCTAGTTAATGAAATGAATCGTTGTCATTTCCTAGATAAAGATATGCAGTTTCACTTTTTAATAAATAGTATTAGGTCAAGAAAAAGGTATAGTCCTTTTTTGAGAGCGAGTAAATTGAAAGACATTGGTGTTGTTAAAGAGTATTATGGCTATAATAATGAGAAAGCAAAAGTCGCTCTTGATATACTCACCAAAGATGAATTGAAAACACTAAAAGAGAAATTATATAAAGGTGGGACAAAATGAATGAATTAAATAATGAATGGCATCCAGAGAAAATGCTCGAAGTCCAATTAAAAGAACCTGATGATTTTCTGAAGGTTCGTGAAACACTAACACGAATTGGCGTAGCGTCAAGAAAAGATAAAAAGTTATTCCAATCGTGCCATATTCTACACAAACAAGGAAGATATTTCATAGTACATTTTAAGGAGTTATTTGCTTTAGATGGTAAGAAAGCAAATCTTTCTGATAATGATTTAGAAAGAAGAAATACAATTGCTCAATTATTAAGTGATTGGGGATTGGTTGTTATATTAAATACTGCGATTGCAGAAAAGAAAGCACCTCTTTCACAAATAAAAGTTTTAGCATTTAAAGAAAAAGGCGAATGGGATTTGCAAGCAAAATATAATATAGGTAAAAAAGCAGAAACAACAACAGAACCTGAACCTATAATAGAAGAAACTACAGAAGAATCAGAAGATGGAAGCACAGAAGTTTAGAGATTTTATTACTGAAGGAGAAATAAAACCGTATCGCTTTGTGTTGATATGGTATGATGATCCTGAAGATCCAGATGATCCAGAAAAAACAGCCGACAAGATTATTGAAGAAGGTAAGAAATTAGGTTGTAAAGGATTTAAAGTTGATATTGATGGTGCTTACTCCAGTCTTGATGAAGAAAATGAGCAAAGATATGTTTACGATAAAGATGGTAGAGGTTTTTTAGTTGATGAAAACACTTTAGTTTTTGTTCGAGCACCTGTTACCAGAAGAAAATCTTGGTCTGATTTATTGACACAATTTGAAAGAGAAAATATTTGTTGTGTTAATAATAGACATTGTATGGAAACTACTTCGGACAAATATAGAACAAGTTTAGTATTAGCAGAACAACAATTAAATCAACCTAAAAATGTTTTAATACATCATCAAGATAAATCATTGGATGCTTTTGATAGATTAGATACAAAGTTTCCTATCATTTTAAAAACATTAACAGGTTCATTGGGAGTTGGTGTTGTTAAAATTGAAAGTGAAGAATCTTTAAGTGCAACGGCTCAACTTATGCATAAACTGGATAATAATATGGGAGTGTTATTGCAAGAATATATTCCAGCAACTTATGATGTAAGAGTTCAAGTTGTTGCTGGTAAAATTCACGGTGCAATAAAACGACCGATTGTTAAAAGAGATTTTAGAAGTAATGTATCTTTAGGGTCCGAACCTGTAGCACACACATTAACGAAATTGGAAGAAGAGCAAGTTCTTCAAGCAGCAAAAGCAGTTGACGGTCTGTGGGTTGGAGTGGACTTTATTCCTGCCAAAGATAGAAACAAAGACTTGCCATTTTTCATAGAAATTAATGCTACACCAGGCACAAAAGGATACACGAAAGCAACTGGTATGAATATCTGTAAAGATGTTATTAAAACATTTTTGGATAGAGCATATTGGTTAAGACAAAAACCATTTGAATCAATTTATGGGTTGCAAAATTAATTCAAATATGTTATAATATATTATGAAAGGAGTTATATTATGGTTCAAAATTTATCAGATAATCCATTATTCAAAGCATTAGATAAGCAGTATGACGCTGAAATTGCAGCGGCATATGCAACGGCATTAATTTATTTTGATAATCCTGTAGGTATTGGAGAACATCCACAACACCTATCTGAATTGGATAAATTAATCAGTAAAATATCAAGTGCTGAAGGAAAAAAGAGAACATTACATCAACATATTACAAATAAACAAGTTTAAAAATATTATTATATTATGAAATTCTATACGAGTGTTTTACCGTATCGTGGTAAATTATTAGTGCGAGGCATCAATGAGAATGGTGAGCGTAAAAAATTTAGAGTACCGTATAGGCCTTCCCTATTTGTTCCAGTTCAAAAAGAAACAAAATATAAAACATTAGATGGTCGTAATGTAGAAAAGATTACATTTGAAAATCAATTTGAAGCAAGAAAATGGATTGAAGAATATAAAGAAGTAACTAATTTTGAATATTTTGGTAATATAAGATATCAATTTCCATTTATTGCAGATACATTTCCTGGTAAGATTAGTTGGGATATGAATCAAATTAGATTGATGACTATTGATATAGAATGTGCAAGCGAGCATGGTTTTCCTGATCCTGCAACAGCGTCAGAACCCATCTTATGTATTACAGTTAAAAATCATATTAATAAAAAGATAGTTGTTTTTGGTACAGATAATTTTGTATCTGACCGAGAAGATGTAACCTATTATAGGTGTGCTACTGAACGAATACTAGTAGAAAAGTTTACACAATTTTGGAAAGAATTTAATCCTGATATTATTACAGGATGGAATGTTAAGTTTTTTGATATTCCATACATAATGAATCGTTTTAGTTATCTAATGGGTGAAGAATATATTTTGCAGCTTAGTCCTTGGGGTGTATGTAATAGAAATAGTACTAGGGTAACAGGTAAAGGATATAATAAAGAACAAAAATATTGGGATATACTTGGGGTTTCTATTTTAGATTATTTTGATTTATATAGAAAGCATACTTTTGTTCGGCGTGAAAGTTATAAGTTGGATTATATAGGTCAGGTAGAATTGGGTGAAAGTAAAAATGAAAATCCATTTGATACTTTTAAAGAGTTTTATGAAAATGATTATGTCCTGGCTTTTCATGATGTAAATCCTCAAAAAAAAATTCATGCACTTATTGTTCCCAAAGGAGAATATGTAAATTTGGATGATTTTTCTTCTAACGCAACTGAAAAAGAGATTGTTGGTTTAATAAAGGGAATAGGCACAGTTGCAAAAAAATTAGGGGTTTCC